CTCATGCCGACCCGGTACGAGCTTGTGGAACGGAGTGCTTGGGTGTTGATCTACCCGAGGGTTGCTTAATTGCGATTGCTACCGATCAATCACGACCTACAAATGCCTGTCCTTTCAGTAGGCTTGCGCCAAAGGTCCAGTCCTAGAGACATCGAGAAGTGGATGCTGCAGCACGCAGCGGAAAGAGCTGGAACCTGGGAAATCAAAACTGCCTTCGACGATCTTCAACGCAACTGGCAGAAAGCGTTCCCCAGGCTCTCTTGGGCTCTCGGCTACAAGAACCGCGTGGTGATTAAATGCCGATTCACTGAAAAGGAGTACGCACGAATCCACAAAACAATGCTCAGTCAGATTCATTCTGCAAGCAAACCGGGCATTGTCGAACAGTTGCTGGCAAACATCGCCGCTACTGAATGGCCCTCAGGGTCTGTCGACGACGTGGTAATGCGCACTGTGGGGGTGTGGGTGATTGCACAGTATTGCATGCGTAACCTCAAGAGCAATTGTGATTGCATACCGTGCTTCGCCTACACTACCACCAACAGCTCGCTTCGAAGGGTTGATTGGGTTGAGACTGAAAGTGATGTCAGCCCTGGCACAGGTGTGCCAACGGTTGTCGACTTGCTCGATCCGACTGACCCGGATATCAATGACATGGGTTATGTTAAGCCTGGCAAATCTCGGGCTCCGCACCCTTGTGGCAGCAATGTCGCAGATGCGGAGATTCGTGGCTCGGCTGACCCGTTGAATGAACGCACCATCCGACTGGATTTGGGTGTCACTGCGGTGATTGGGCAGAACACAAGCGAAGAACAGGAGAAAGAGATTGTTGGTTTTGTCTCTTTACCTATCTCACAATGCCCAAATGTGTATTCAAACAACGGACCCAACGTTGAGGTGGCCATCAATGAGCGTCAACGTAAAAAAGCGACAAAAGTGACACTAACCGCTGATGACAAGCAGAAAATCGCTGCCTATGTGGCAGCAACACTGCAGGGCGGGAAGAATGCGCTTTACAGCTTTGAACGTGTCAAAGAGTGGTACAGCACACATCTGCTACTTGATTTGAAATCGAAGAAATGGACCGAGAAGCGTTTTGAAACAGCTTGGGAAAAAGTGCTAGGCGCTGTGGACCCTGAGTTTAAGTTCTCTACCGCTGTGAAGCTGGAGCCCATGCCGGAAGGTAAGGCCCCTCGGTTCTTGATTGCAGATGGGGATGAAGGCCAGGTGCTTGCACTTATGGTCATCAGCTGCATGGAGTGGTGTTACAAGAGCCACTATGTCAATGGAACAATCAAAGGCAAATCAAAATCGGATGCCATGGACATGATTCCTAACATATTGCAGCCTCCCGCAGCTCTCATTGCAAAAGGTGGATGGACTTCAAAAGAAGGCGACGGCAGTGCTTGGGATACTACGTGCAGCAAACTCATCAGAGATCTGTGCGAGAAACCCATCATCGAGCACATCGCAGCCATTCTGAAGTCCATCATGCATGAACCTGAGCAGTGGACTGATGTGTATGCCAATACAACCACACTCAAAACATTCGTTCTCAAACATAAGCAAAAGATCAAGGATTTGTCTTTTTACGAGAACAGTGTGGTGAAGAAATGGCGTATCCCTGCGCAGCGGAGATCCGGTGAACGTGGTACATGGATTCTAAATACGTGGACCAATCGCGCGCTCTGGACCTGCGCTGTGTGGCAAGACCCCGCAAAGTTTCTCGATCCAACCAAACGGAATGGCATTGACTCGATTGGTGCAAGCCGATGGTGGAACGGGATCTTCGAGGGTGACGACTCAGCGATGTCAATGAGCCCAGCAATCACAGACGGCGACGCGTTCTGTGTGCACACCACCCAGTTTTGGGAGAGAGCTGGATTCCACATGAAGCTTATTTTCAACGGTGACAACCTGCTATTTACTGGCTATAGGTTCGCCAAGAACGAGAAGGGCTTCAATGGATTCGCAACCCCCGAGATTGATAGGTGTTTTGGGCGTTCTGGGGTGTCTTGCAGCGGCACTGGAGTGTCAGCCATC